GTACTCGAATATGTTGAAATATTACTCATTAGATGATTCTCCAAGTTGATCCATTATACACAAGTCCAAATGCCGCGCCATTAGTTGATGCGTACATATCTTCGGCAAGGGACATGATAGTATTACCATTTCGCGCAATAGTAAGCGCGTTTATACTGAATGCTCCACCAGCATCCATGATATTAACTAAGTTTCCAACTGCTGGTGAAGCAGGAAGTGAGATTACAAAACTACCACCAGTTGTATTTGCTAAGATATTATTTCCAGCAATAGCTGTATAGTCTGTTGTTTTGACAATGTAACCTGATCCACCAACTGTTAGATCACCGCTACCCAATACAGAACTACCATTGATAGTTTTGATGTTTGTACCACTAACCAGTGTAGATTGTACACCCGTGAGTGTGTTGTTTGCAATGTTGATAGTTTTGTTAGTAAGTGTCTGAGAATCTGTTGTACCAACAACATCACCTGTTGGTGCTGTCTTCAAAGCAAAGGCAGCAAGATCACTATCATAACCCTGCACAGTCACACCAATAGCAGCAGGCTGCAAAGCAGTATCAGCATTAGTACCTTGAGCAGCAGTGGCATAGGCCGTACTAGCTGTAGTGGCTGCTGTACCTAAACCTAAATTAGTACGAGCTATAGAAACATCAGATACATCAGAGAGATTATTAAGGTTAACTAAGAAGCCACTTGCAGTGAATGCAGCACTTGTCCACACAGAACCTGTCCATATAAACAAGTTGTTTGAGGTGGAGTTCCAGTAGATAGCACCAGTCAACAAAGTGTTGCCATCATTGTCTACAGAAGGAGCAGACGACTTAGAACCAAGGTAACGATCATCAAAGCTATCATAGCTGGCAGCAGCACTCGCAGCAGCGCTAGAGGCTGTAGAGGCTGAGTTACCAGCATTGGTTTCAGATGTTGCTGCATTGGAAGCAGAAGTTGCGGCTGAGGCGGCAGAGGCAGCAGCAGCGGTAGCACTACCCAATATGTTATCAACATACACTTTGGTAGTGGCATCACCGTCAGCAGTAGGTGTACCAAGACCAGTAATCTTATTGCTACCCATCGCAATAGCACCAGTCATATTGCCGCCAGCTTTTGGCAGGTTCAAAGCATCAGCATTGTCTACATAGACCTTTGTTGCTGCATCTTGGTTTGCTGTAGGAGTACCAAGACCAGTGATCTTGTTAGTGCCCATAGTAATGGCACCAGTCATAGTGCCACCAGCTAACGGAAGCTTAGTAGCAATAGAGTTGGTGAGTGTTGTGGACAGGTTAGGATCGTTACCTAATGCTGTAGCAATCTCGTTGAGTGTATCCAATGTAGCTGGAGCAGAGGCAACCAAGTTACTAATCGATGTATCTACATAACCCTTAGTGGCTGCATCACCAGCATTGGTTGGTGTAGACAGATTGGTAATGGTGGCAGCAGTGCCAGCATTCATGTTCAAGCCACCGTTGATGACTACATCATTGAAAGTGGAAGAACCGCTAGAGGCTGTGACGTTGCCTGTCAAGTTGCCTGTGACGTTGCCAACAACAGGACCAGTATGTGTACCAGCAGTGTTGCCTGTGACGTTGCCTGTCAAGTTACCAGCAAAACCTACAGTGGCTGTGACGGTAGTACCTGTGATGGCCTGTGCAGCAGCACCACCAATGACAGCACCATCAATTGTACCTGCGTTGATGTCAGCAGAAGCAATTGTTGCTGCGGTATTGACTGTCAGGTTAGTAACTGTAGCAGCAGCAGGTGTTGTCGCTCCAACAACAGTGTTGTCAATAGTGCCTGCATTGATGTCAGCAGTATCAGCAATCAAGCTATCAATGTTTGCTGTGCCATCAATGTACAGGTCTTTAAACTGTAATGCATTAGTACCGAGGTCAATGTCATTCCCAGTAACTGGAACAATAACACCATCTTGGAAACGAACTTGTTCAACGGCAACCCCACCAACTTCAACAAATACACCATGACGGTTATTAGTTGTATCGGTAGCAATCTTATTCAGCATATCGCTGTCACCGATCAAGGGAACAGGATGGCCTTCAGCAGCAGTGCCGTCATGCTTATGACCACCAGTGGAGGAGAAAGCATCACGAAGAGCATTAAGCTCATTGTTGATTGGTGCAGCCCGTACAACAGCCGTTGGTACGATGTCAGCAGCAGATTGTCTTACGTAACCTGTCATGTTATTCCTTATCGTCTATCGTTCATGGAGTAGTTCATCACCAATCCCTGAACAGTGTGACTAGCATTTGTATCGTTTGTCACATATTTGAAAGCTATGGAGAAACCAGAGCCTTCGATATTTATCTTCTCTACTGGTGAAGGGTTGCCATCAAAAATGGCAGCAGCATCATACACAGCTTCGTTATAGTAAGCAGCAGCACCACTTGTTGTCATTGTGTAGTTGGCAGGATTGAAAACGTTTTGACTGTCTTCAAAATCATACGATACACCCAATGAGATTGTTGTAGAACCTTCGCTTCGCAAGAATGTTGTCAAGTTGTAGAAGTTCTTACGGATGGTAGGATCTTCAAAGTAGTAGTATGGGGTTTGATAAACAGACAATATTGGTTGTCCATCAAAGGACGATCCTGTTTCTTGCTTATGTACCTTACCATTAGCATCACCATGAATGACAATCTCATCCACACCTACATAACCACTCGACGCACATGTTGCTGGAAAATCAAACAACTGACTATACTCAAAACCAAAACCACCATCACGCTGTCTCAGACCACCAAGTAAACCAAATGTACCAGCAGTAGGAATGAACATTCTAAACTGAGATTTCTTCCTAATAACTATTGAAGTCAATAAGTCAGGGTCAAGGTTATCAGCAACAAGTTCTTTCAAAATAGCAGTAATGGTAAACTGAATCTGCTTAGAGATTGTTTCGAGTTCAACGTCACCGATATTACCTGTACCTGCCACTGGTCTAAAACCATCCGGTCCTAAGAACAACAGATTACCACCAAGTTCTACCACACTATCTGAAGCAATACATCCCAAATTGGTAGTGACTTCACTAACTACGAAGTCAGCAATGTTTGTACCGACCAATGCTTTAATAGCATTCTTACCGAAGATGTAAAGAGTATCGCGGAAAGGCTTAATCTGTACAATTTCAAAGCCTACGTTAATAACACCTGCACCATTGGCTGGACTGAAATCTGTCTCATTAAGTGGTGCAGAGAAATAGAGATTGAACGGTTCAGATGGGTCACCAGCCAAGAACATGTGATTCTTAAAAGAAGAAGCAAACTTAGGAGAGTTAGGTGCGTTGGCATGTGTGACCTGTGTATAGGTTGTACCATCATATGTTGCAGCCGGGTTAATACCATCTGTCAAGAACAACTTACTAGAAATCCAGTTGTAGCGAATCATCCTGACTTTCTTCACACCAGTCATAGTGACTGTGCCGGGAGTTGTGATAGCCACCCATGCTGAAGTAGCAGTGTTCCACCTATAGAAATAGTTTGTGCCTGTAGAAGGTTTGCGACACGCAAAGATGGCATCGTTAATGTTTTCAGCAACAGCAACACCCAACACACTACCTGTACCAGCTACAGTGCCGTAGTTGTTAGCATAACCACTTACACGACGATAGCCACCCGATGTAGATGGTTCGTAGTTGATAAGTTGTGTAGCCGATCCCGGCTCTTGTTCGCCCTGTGACAATACATCACGGTTGGTGTTCATGCCACCAATCGATGTTACTTTGTAGCCTAAGATTCTATCTGCCATTATGCAACTCGTTGTGATGTACGCGACTGAACAATCATTGTCGAACGCATAACCAATGGCTCATCCATCAACAATCGACGCATTGTCTTAATACCTTGCTCAAACCTATCACGATGCAAGTTAGCGCTTTGTTCATTAGAACGATACAACATCATGTATGTCATAGCACCATCAATGACAACGCTGTCAAAGCGGCTAGGAACAATACAGGTATCAGTGGACTCTGCCATATCAACAGGGAATGACCAGTATTTGTATTCGATGACGTAGGCTTGATCAGCACGTGGTGTGACACTAAACTTACCTTCTTGTGTTTGAACTACAGCTTCTGTAGGACCGTAACCACCAGCACCAGCAGCGTCATCAATAGGACGACGAGTATCCAAGTACTCTGGATAAGACAATACAGGCAAACGCCGTGGTTCGTTATTACCTGCAATTATCTGTTTCAAATAAAACGATTCCCAATCAACACTGGATGTGTCTGCTGGAAAGTTATAATTAGATGTGCCATCAGTGGCAAGTGTTTGAGAATATGTAACGAGTGCAAAAGGCCATTCTTGTGCAGAATGCATCAACTCTCTAACAGATGAATTGATGGCCTGTTTAGCCAACGCCTGCACGTTACGCGCACCATCGAATTCAGTGGGGTCCATAACGACCTCACCCATTCGTCGCAGCAATTCATTTGTTAAGGAGATGTATGTTGACATAGTTTATAAGCAAGAAAGGGGTGAGCCTTTTACAACCCACCCCATGAAGATATTAGCGATTAAGCCAGTTGATCGCGGTCAACTTCTTCAGCAGCTTGAGCGCTCTTAGAGCAGTCAACCACCACAGCCCACACACGACCAGTGATAGCACCGGGTGTACCAGAGATGGTAGTCACAACGTCGATGGTGTCAGCAGCAGCGATAAAGCCGGGAGTAACGCCACCCTTGTTGGTGTTAGCAGCAGTGTTGTCAAAGTTCAAGTCGTTAGCAAACACAGTAGTGCCATCAGTGACATCCAATGTATAAGTTGTAACGTCAGGAACAACGGTGAAGTTCTGAAAACCAGCAGCCACACAGTAGTGCCAGCAGGAACAGAGATACCAACGGTGGTAGCAGAAGCGCCACCCAATGTCACGACCTTCTCAACGAGAACAGGAGCGTAACGAACAGATTGAACGATAGCCATTTTAGATTTCCTTTAAGATTTATTTAGATAAGCAATAGCTTTATGAAGCAAGTCAACATCATCGTTCAGAAGACCGATGGAGTGATTACACTTAGAACAGAGAAGACCTCGGACTTTACCAGTGTCATGACAGTGATCGATAAACAATTTACCGCTGGAAATTCTGGAGCTATTTACTTCTTCAGATTCACAGATGGCACACTTGTTATCTTGGGTAGCTAACATATCGTAGTATTCTTCGGCAGTGATACCGTATGTACGTTGAATGAAAGACTTCCACTTTATATGTTCATTACATGGCTTGCATTTAGAGCGCATAGCCACACCACCCCTAGCCCTATCGTCACGTTCTAATGTGTACTCACTAGCTAACTTAAACACTCCACAACTAGTGCAGCTTCTTCCATCCTTGTGGATGTGATCAACCGGTAGTTGCAGAGATGTTTTCATATCGCTATATTAGCACATTACGCTACGTTGTACTTTGCAGTTACGATAGCTTCTGGCTTCAGTATTTTACGGCCATAGAGATGCATACCACGCACGATGTCAGCAAAGCTGTCGGGATCGCGGTAAGTCTCAGTCTTGTTGATCTGCTGAGCAGTTGCCACAGCAGCGTCTTGACCAGCAACGATCACACCGAAGTTGGCGTTCTGGTTAGCTGTACCAGCAGTGCCGGGACCAGTGCCAATCTTAGGCAGGTTGTTCGACACATAGATACGGAAGCCATGCAGGTTGTTGATGACCAAACCGTTTTGCAGACCGGAACCACCGAAGTCGGCGTTCAACAGACGGCTGTCTTCGTCCTTCAACATCTCAACGAACACTGGGTCAACGACCAACCAACGACCTTGGGTATCAACGAACTGCTGATCCAACAGACGACCCATACGTGCGATCACCATCAAAGGTGAGGCAGTAGCGGTAGGCATTGTGGTTGCACCAGACAGGCGTGGAGCCAAAGGAATGGAATGATCACCAGCAGAACCTGTAGTGATGTTACCGAAGCTAGACTTGATCAGCTTCATGCTGGTCAACAGCTCGTCAGCGCCAGCAGAGGCAACAGCCTTGGTGCCGGGAGCAGTGGTACGAGCAGTGTCAGCGTTGGCATGCAAAGCAGACTGGGTGTAACCGGACAAGTAGCCCAACACGTCTTGGTCATACTGGTCACGCAGGCGATAGCCAGCACGGTCAGTAGCCATTTGCATGAAGTTCACGTGCGAGTGAGCAGCTTCGATGTCATCAGACTTGAATGCGAAATAGTTCGACTGGTCAATCACCAAGGTGAAGTCTTCGTCGTCCAAGTCTTGAGCAGTGATTTGTGTACCACGCTTGTAAGGCTGAACCGAAACTTCTGGCTCTTTAATGATTTTAACGCTGTCGCCCATTTGAGCGATTTCGCCGAAGTAGTCATTGTTGGTGATGTCTTCAACAACAGACGACTTGCGGAAAGCAAGTTGTACTTTTTTGGAATAGATTACGGCACTGAAGTTACCATTGGGCAAATTGCCGTAGCCGGGTGCGGAAGGAAAAGCCATTTAAAAATCTCCTATAGATATATTGGCATACATATAAAACATACGCTAACAAAGTCCACAGGGCTGTATCTTCTAGGTGTATAAGAATACCCACTAGCTATTAAGGTATTCGTATAGGCTAGATCAACTAGGTTGTCTGCTTACTAACGTTTTGCGCTAACAGCAACAAGAAACTACTGTCTCTGTCGCTTTACCAATGTCGAACCTTAAATGCACTGTTGGTGGACGAAGCTATCGTCGGCAATAGAGCTATAACAGTTCAACGTTTAACAGAGAAGATAGCTATATAAGTTACAACTATCTTGCTCTGTTGAAAGTTATACCAGACTTTTTCAGCCCGTGTCAACTATTATCGTGCGCCGCTACTCAAATCGTAAATAAATTTACCACTCAGCATAGCTGCGTTGATCTTTTCTTCATTCGCTTCGTACTGCTTGCTAGTCATCTTCTGTACTTGCGACTCATAAATTACACCTTCGGTATCTTTACCTGTTGGGGCTGATCGCTCACTACGGGTACGTACACCTTCGGCAGCAGAAGTGTCTTCCTTCTTCGACTTCGCCTTAGTAATATTACGATCAATCTTATACAGATCAATGGCACGAGCAGCAGAACGAGCATCTGTATCGTTCTCGTATAGAGCCTGTTGCACCCAGTTAGGTTGCTCTTCTGCCCAGTTATGGAAATCATCAGTATCTCGGATGGTGTCAAAGTCTGGATGAATCTTCATGAGTTCAAGCTCAGCCTTCTCACGGGCTGTCAATCGCTCACGCTCATCCAAGTTTTTAAAGCGCTCTTCAATTGAAGCGGTTTGTTCTTTGGCTTTCTTGATGGCAATTGTTTCTACAATCTTTGCCACGTCAGGATATGTCTCTGCCCACTTAGCCAGTTCGTCTTCACTGGTAGGCATCTTAATTTGTTTCTCGGTAGACTGAGTAAGCTGACTACGCAACTCATCAATTTGTTTCTGCAACGTTACTTGTTGTTGTTGAGAATGACGACGAAGATCACCGTAGCGCTTCTTAAAGCTTTTCTCTTCTGCGGTCAGATTGCTGTCATCATCTGCGGGTTCATCCGCAGGTGGTGTAGGATCAACCTTACCTTCAGTGAGTTGTTTCAGTTCTTCTTCTTCACGTTCAATTCGCTCACGGTTAGTATTGCGTTTACCAAATGGTGCGACTGCAACGGTTTGTTGCTTTTGTTCCAAGACTACTTCAGTCATAAATACCTTTTAAGTTGGGGCTGCGCTGTAGGAGACATTATTGTCCCGGAGTCAGGTAGCCAATGATGACGGGTTATTGTTTAGTACCAATCTGCCCGTCACAGATTCTGGTATTCATAGTATACCTTAGTTTCGCTTACTAACAAAACCACCTTTAGCTAACAAAGCCCTATCACCAATGTAAGGAATATATCGTCCTTCAGCATTCTGCTTCATGTGATAACCCTTAATAGGTGCATCCTTGTAAATATCATCTTGATTTAGATTCAGAGTAGATGTATTAGCGGTAGTTGTTCGACTACCTAAACCACCACCTACAGTAAGATCATTTGATTTAGTTGTTGTTGTAGCAAGCCCTGTTAGAACACCAGCCTTCACAGCATCAGCACCTGACATACCAGTAAATACTTTCGATGCAGCATCACCAACTGTTGAAAGTAAGCTACCATCACTGACAGTCTTAGTGAGTGAGCCTTCATTTGCAGTGGCATCAAATGCATTAGCATTGTCACTTGCATTTGTAATACTATCTTCGATAGCTGACATAGCATCTGGACCCATTGCTCCTTGCATGAACCCATCATATGCACCATTAGAACCAAAAGCTGGATCTAAACCAGCAGCAAGATCTTCATCCGAGGCTTTCTTAAGTCCTTTAATATCTTTACTATTACTCAGGTAACCCGTAACAGCACCAGCAACCATTGCATCTGTAACGTCTTGACCACGAAGACTAGCAGCGACACCACTGACTACCGATGTACCGATAGTCGATGCCATATCACCTGTAAGCCCCACACTCTCACCAGCCATCGTACCCACACCACCACTAATGGCAGCAGTTACAGGATCACGACCTGTGACAACAGCGCCAGCAACTTTACCTGCTATGTTTGCACCAGCTTGTCCAAGCATATCAACGACTGATTCAGTACCAGATACTGCACCAGAAACTTGTCCACCAACATAAGTGAGAGCAGCAGATTTAATAATATCACCAATGTCTTTACCCTGAGCAGCCTGCAATGCAGCGGTGCCCAAGGGCCCACCATAAAACGCAGCAGCAACGTTGGCAGCAATAGCAAGTAGCTTATTGTCACCGATCATGTTTACAAGACTGTTACTACTAGCTGCGGTAGTATAAAAGATTGGTTGTCCTGTTGAGAAATCAACACGGTATCCGGTGTTGCCTTTACCAGCAAATGTACCACCCCATGCGTTTTCAGTTTGACGCTCGGCATATGTATTTGGAACAACTTGACCCGTTACTGTATTACCAAAAGCTTTCTGTCCTGTATCAAAAACAGGTTCACCATTTTTAATAATTACCTTCGACTGATCTGCAATAGGAACAAAGACTTCTACATAGCCACCATCTTCACCACTACCTTGCCACTCAGCCTGCATAGTTCCATAAACTTGCTTGCCGTCCTCACCAGTTCTGGCTTCTGCTTTTGCGTATTGCGAAACATTACCAAACTGTTTAATGTCAGTGATACCAATACCATCAAGAATCTTAGCCATATCATCAGCATTAGCTTTAGCTGAACCATGACCTTGACCCTGCCATTTATCTGAGATCCCTTGACCTAAGATTTGCTGAGACAGCTTGCTTATATTAGAAGCATCTGCCATGTCTTACTCCATCTCACCCATAAGAGAATCAATCTCAGAAGAGAACATCTCATCATCCATTTCTTCACCACCGAACAAAGCTTCACCGTTAGGTACTTCTTCGGCATTACCCATCTGACCAATATCATTCATCTTCTGAAGACCAGTCTTAGCCTTATCACGCAGCTTCATCAATGTTTGCAAACCAATGAATCTGACTACATCAGCGGGAAAGACAAACTCGCCCTCACTAAGCTGTGCAGGAATATCATCACGTACTTCTTCTTTCATAGCACCAACAGGAACTTCATTGCCGGAAACAGGATCGACTGTTCCACCGTCCTGCATCATGCCACCTTCGGCAAATAGTTTATTCATTTCAGCCTGCATGATTGATCTCATCTTTCAAATACTTTAGCTGCCGTAATGCAGCAATGGCACCTTGTGCCTTAAACACTTCATTCAAATCTGTAGCCTGTTCCAACTTGCGTTGGTGTTGCTCAATGTCGTAGTCAAGTTTCTCAACAAAGGCATCCCACATATGAGGACTGTTGAGCATACCCTTGAGTTTTGGCAGAAAAGGTTTGCTCATTGAATCATATCCTCGTAAAATTTGTTGTTCTTAATATTGTTTTCAAAACTTGTCAACACTTGCAGATTCCAAGGAACATGTAATCCACTAACGTTCTTACCCAATAAAGGCACGATGTGGTCTACTTGGTAACTAATACCAGTAATCGCGCTAAGTTTTTTTGCTTCCTCATAGATGTTTGATATAGACCGCTTGTCTTCTTCAGTGAGCCATGCAGGAAAACGCTTCAGTCGTTTTGCTCTTTTATTTGCATCCCATACCGAATGCTTGAGTGGTTCAGCTTTTCTGTAGTGTCTTTTGTATAGAATTACTTGTTCAGCATTCTCGCCTCTCCACTCTCTACATCTCTCTATTAAGAAGTCTTTGTTTTTCTCTCTATACACTTTGTTGTACTCAGAGATACTAGCCTTCTTAGACTGCCTATACAATGTTACACATTCTTTACAAGCAGAATTAAGGCCGTCCTTACTTGCTTTTCTCTGAGCAAAGTGAAACAACTCCTTTTGAGAGTTGCATCTTGTACATGTCTTAATCATCATTGTTGGATGTTACCTGAAAACCCCTGCTCTTGTGGGGCAGGAGCAGCACCAACACCGATATTGCCAGCACCACCACCAGTCATATCAGCTACGCCAGCACCCGGTACAGGTGGAGTACCAGCAGCAGCGCCAGCAGGCGCAGGAGGTGGCCCCATCAATACAGCTTGACGTGCAGCCTCATCCATGTTGTTAGTCACCTTGTCTTGATCCAGATCCATCGACTTAGCAATCTCACGAATGATATAAGGCATCTTAGCGAACGGAGCCAGTGCAGGGTTAGTAACAATCTGCAAGAACTGCATCAGTCGCTGACTACGCACTTCAGTAGCCATCAAACTTTCTGTACCACGTGCATTGACTTCCAAGTCACCACGGATGGTTGGATCGAAATCAAACTGCATGTTGAAGTTGAAGAAGGCTTTACCGAGTGGAGAAAGCAAGTAGTCATCAACGTTCTTAATCACTGTCTTGATAGAGCCGCCAGCAGCGTTCATCAGCATAGAGATGCCTGACGCTGTACGACCAACACCACTCACGCCAGTTTGACCATGTGCGAATGACGGCATACCTGTCGATTCATCAGCAAGCTGACGAGCCTTGTCAAACAACTGCATATTCTCTTGCGACACGTTAGGAAACTTTGTACCGAACAAGCTTTGACCGGGAGCACCGCCTTGACGACGAAACACTTTACCGGGATAGACCGACATATCTTGACCGGGGACAAGGTTGGTTTCATCAACTTCAAAGACGAGGTTGCCTGACAACACAGCGTTGTCTACAGCCATACGCATGAAACCATTCATCAATGTCTGTGTATCATCCATGTTCTCACCAACACCAACACCAGCCAAGCTGTATGGATTGAGTTCATAAGGAACAGCATAGTACGGAATCTTAGAGGGCTTGAATGGGTTCAACACCAAACGAATAATCTTACCGTTGCAGTACCAGATATTGGCTTGTAATTCATCACCATCTTTAAATGCTTCAGGGATTTGAATGTCATTCTCTTCAAGCAAGTCAATGTCAACGTTACCCCAATACTCCAATACCTCAAAGCGCTCAACAGCAAAGTTGGGAGCGTAGTCACGCAGGTCATCTTCCCAATACTTCTTGGTATATGTCTCGCCTTGGTCAATGAGTTCATCAATGACGCTCTTACGGAAATGAGGGCGGCGCTTCAAAGCACGAAGTTGTGTACGCGACATCTTGTGACGCTCAATAACATACTGGCACTCTTCAGTATTGTTAGCATCAGGGTCCCAATAGAAGTTCCAGATGGAAACATGCGAAGCTTCTGGTACAGTTTTGATTGTTGGTTTGTATGTACCGTCTTCTGTCCAGTTTGGATATTCTTTGTTGATGGCAAACGGACCCTTCATCACACCTGTACCGAACAATGCCATCTCAAAAGCTGAAGCACGGAGATGTTTACTCGCACCACTCTCTTCAAGCTGGTCATGAATCTTCTTCTCCATCTTCTTAGCAGCCACCATAGCAGGGCTGAAAGTGACAGAAGTAGGTGATGCACCAACACCCTCTTTCAAACCGGGGATGTCTTTAAGATCATCCTTCAATGCACCAAGCATTTCCTCAAGCTTATCCAAGTCAAAGTCTTGACCAATAGCAGCAGAGCCTTCTTCACCAAATGGAATCTGTGGTGTTTCTTTAGCTGGCTGCTTAGGATCGAAATGGACATCTTCTGCTACGCCTTCAGGTAAAACAGATGGATCAATACTCAAAGGGAATTTGTTGTTAGAAAACAACACATCTGTAATCTGACCATATGCTGCAAGCGTCTTAGTCTTTGTCACTTTAACAAATACACGGCTCTTCTCGGTGTCAGTGAACTTAACATCGGGACCATACAGACCACGATAGTTGCGATAGGCACGGAGCCAACGATCTTCATCAGCACGACGAGACTCTTCAGACTTGGTATATCGCTTTTCAATGAAAGAGATTAGTCCTGACCCAATAAGCAAGTCGTCAGGTTTATTTGTGTCGTCAAGCGCTAACGTCTTGTCGTTGGATGGTTTATCAATGAGTGCCATAAGTGTTCCAGATTATAAATAAAGGTATAACATGTGCTGATTTAATAACCAAATGTCTGATCGGACACAGGCATACCAGAGTTTTGCGACATAGGATCGAAGTCGAACAATCCACTACGTGGACGGCTCATAACCCCATAACGCAATGCATCATAGGTGTGGTCATTACTAACTTTAGTATTGATGTCTTCCAAGTTTGTCTTGTCGATAGGCAACGTAGGAAGATCAGCAATAATTTGTGTACAGGTATTGAAGAAAACAATACGAGGTTGCTCTGTCATGGGTTCAATTTGTAGCCGACGATGAATTTCGTTCTTACCTGCGATGCGACTACCAGCAGAACGGTCAGCAGGTCGCCAGCGACAACCCTTCATGATCATTCGTTCAGCAATAGAGGGTCCAGTGTCACCACGTTTGTGCCAACATGAGCTATCCAGCACACCATAACGTATCTTTTCACCATCTTCGGCCTGCATTACCATTACAGCAAGGTCTTCTGCCAGCACTTTACTGACATAAAGCTCTCTATACACCACCAAACTATCATCGGGCGCTACAGCAAACCACAATACAGCGCTATAGCTACCGTATCCGTAGTCAGCCGACCTAAATCTAGGCCAACTACTGGGGATAATGAAGGGATCTACTACGTGAATGGCTCTATTGAACTCAGAAAACGCTGCACCTTCTGCAATATCCCAGTTTCCTTCAAGCAATTGCTTACGTTGGTGCTCCGGTAGAGACAACAACATGGTTTCGTAGTCACCAGACTCAGCCAAATAGGGGTTATCAGCCAGCTTAGCCGAGATAAACTTACGCTTGAACAGCGGCAAACCTTCTTTGCTGTGCCCTTTGGGGTAAACCAGTGTCTCTCCTGTCTCAACATCGGTGGCATAGAAGCTCTTACCAGATGGTGCAGGCACAATGAACATCTTCCTAACCCATTGATGACCGGGACCACCGGGGTTGGTAGTGGCTCTCATGAATACAGGCAGGTCTGGAGCAGCAGTACGCAGACGAGAACGCATATAGTTGTAGGCAAACGGAGTAGGCCACTGCGTCAACTCGTCCCAAGCGATGTAGGAGAACGACAAACCCTGATAACGCATCACGTCTTCGTCACGGTCAAGGTAGGACATCCACAACTTACCCCCACTTGGATGCTGCCATTGCATCTTTCTCTCTGACCACTTGATGCCGGGATATATCTTCGGATACATCTCTTGCGATTTCCAAATGAGTTCTCGCAATTCCTCTGTCGTGTGACGAAGAATGAGTCCAGAGAACTGTGGATGGGCAATGTAGCGTAGAGGGTCAGCAAGAATGGCGTAGCTCTTACCACCACCAGCAGCACCACCATACAACACTTCACGCTCTGAGGCGGCTAGGAAGTTTGTTTGTGGGCCGGGATTGGGCTTGAAGATTACATTGTCACGTATAGGCTGAACAACTTCAATCAGCGGAGGCTGTGAAGTATTGTTTAAGTTTGACGTATCGATCACTATCGAAGAAGCTTCCGTCTTTGGTGCCGAGTCTTTCTTCGTACTCTTCCGCTTTCTTAAGGGCTTTTTCGTACCCGTCGGCAAGCTTTCGATAAGTAGAGGATTTGCGTTTGTGGGACTGTTCATTCTTTATACGTTTTAAAAGACCAACATGACTTATCTCTCTACCCGTCACAGTGGTCAACCATGCCGCTACCTGTCTTGAACTGTATTGCTTCAAATACTTCTTAGCTTTTTCAAGCGCTTCAAGCTCAAGCGCTACAGGTTGTAGCCATCCATCATCCTCTTCATCAATCTTGTAACCAAAAGGAATAGTACGGGCTAGTCTTGGTATCTTAACATACTCAGCAGACTGTGCAGGTTGTGGAAGTAT